AATAGCAGAAGGCATAAATCCATTCTCAAACTTTGTTCTATTGTATTTTTGTATAAGGTAATCTATTTCTATAGAACCACTTTCTGCGGCAGCTATGTAGTCAGGAATACCGTATCTTTGGAATCCACTTTCGTAATCCTTAAACATAAGAACAGAACGACCATTTTTAAAGTTTGGACACATAGGTAGCTTATGTGTCTCATTATCTTTGAGTTCGTATTAATTCCAATCAGGATTAATGTAACCTGAATATATATTCTTGCCTACACGAACCATAGTCGCATCAACGTGATACATATTGCATCCACCCTCGTATTCGACAAACTCTATGTAAGAGTTACCAAACGTATAAAAATCATCTACAACTAACCTAAATAGGTTTCTTAGAGATTGTCCTGTAGGATTAATTTCCTTTATGTAGCTCTCTAATTTTGCGTTTACGGTAGTTATTTTACTACCCGCTGTATAAGTAGCTTTCTGAGAAAGGATAGCTCTGTGGGTACTAGATTTTCTTTTTAACTCAGCTAGGTATTGAGGAAATAAATTATCATCTCCAAATCGGTAATACTCCTTAGAAGTTATATCGTGTTGTCGCTCTAATATATTAGGCATAGGAGCTAAGTTTACTATATCAAACTTAACCTTACCACTAGCCTTTTTTCTTATAGTATCTGAAGCGCTAGGAATAAATCTACCTTTAGAATCTCTTTTTCTTTCAGCCAAAACTTGTGTATAATGATTAAACAAATATAAGAAATTAAAGGGATACTCCCGTAGTTTCGCCCTTTAATCTTATAAATACTATTATGCTTCCGTAGTGTACGGCAACTCTCCTTGAACAGCAGTAAGTTTTACTGTAGCTCCTGCGCCATCTTCCATAACAGCTCCTGAAGAAGCTTCTACAGACTCTAAGAATAATCCAAATTTAGAATGAAGATAATCTCCTGAACTTTCGTGTGTTCCTAGTATATTATCCCAACCAACTAAAAAGTTGTTAGTTATACCGCCTGCTTTAGTAGCCATTTCTACTTGACCCATTAAGCATTTACCTACAAGCTCTTGTAGTGCGTTAAATTCAACTTTACTTATTTGTGGGATATAACCTTCTATAGAAATAGTAGCTAATGCTAGCCCTTTTTCTTGAGAAAGAGAAACATCCATTTTACCTGTTCCTTGAGCAAATTTATAAACCCCAACATTTCCTGGGGTAGAAGGTACGTCAAAATCAGTTATAACACCTGTTCCGACTGTTCCATTTGCCGAGTCAGTAACCGCGTGTCCTGTAGATAATTGCTCCCACAAGTTTACTTTTACGATTCCTCCTACCTTATCTTTACCGCCTTGAAAGGCGATAGTTAAATCTGTTAATGCCATTTTATTTTTTTTTAAGTATTAATTATTAAAATGTAGCAGGTAAGTGAACTTGCTTGCAAGTAAACGTAAGAGTACAACCATTTTGGTCTGATAGACTTGAACCCGTAGCAACTTCTAATCCTGACATAACCATAGGAAATTCAGTAGATGAAGCTGATGTAGATGTAGATTCTTCCCAACCAACTAAATAAACAACACCATCCCAAGTAGTTACTTTACCCACTAAAGGAGCGTCAAGTAAAGATTGTAGTGATTCTAGTTTGTCATTTGTGATTTTAGGAATATACCCTTCTATTGTGATTGTATTTACAGATAAACCAACCAATTCGCTAGAAGAAGATATAGTCATGTTTGCGCTTTCTTTTTCAAACTCAATAACTCGACCTGTACCTATAGAACCTGCAGCTACATTAGTTCCTGCCGTGTAGGTTATATTTTGACTGCCCTCTGCGTAAGAAGCCACCTCGATGGATTTTACTCCACCTTTTCCAAAGTGGTCTGCAGCTCCTACTGATATTGCTGTTAATGCCATTTTATTTTTATTTTAAAGTTATAAAAAAAAGGGAGCAGAGTAAGAACCCCAACTCCCTTTAGTATTAATCATTATACTATTATTATCCTACTGAAATAGCGTCAGGTGTATAAGCAACAGCTAATTCACTGTTACCTAAAGCACAACCAATCATATAAGATACTCTAAATCGGTAAGACTTTTCGTCTTGAGAGTACCATTGTTCAGCTTGAGTTTCATCAAAGTCAGTACCTACGATAAACGCATTTTGACAAGTCAATATTGCAGCGTAGTTTTCAGCAGCAGCACTCATAAAATTGATTTTAGCGTGGTCAGCAGCCATATGCACATCCCAATCTCTACGAACAACAATAGGAATACCTCTAAAGCTCATTTTACCGCCATCAACTAAAGCTCCGTAACCTGCCGCAGCATATCCGTTTGCTTCTAAGGTAGCTTGATAACTATCAGCGACAGCTCCATTTACCATAAATACTCTGTTAGGAGCAGAAAGTAATTCAGGAGACGCAGCGTCATACATATCTTTAAGAACTTCAAGACCTCCGCCTGCAACAACTAATCCTGCGTTATCAGCAGAACCACTAAGGTTAGTTGAAGTTAATTGAGTACAAGAAGCTTCAGCAGCAGCTTGGAATAATCCATCGTAAAGACCGTAATCTGCGTCACTAGATGCAACGTCAGAAAAGATTAATTGACGATTAAAGTCATATTTAATACCTGTTCCGATTAAGTCTAGTAAAGCAGTCTTTACAATAGTTCCGTCAATATTATCAAAATCAGTACCTGACCGCATTAATTGACCTTTAATTTTACCAAATAAAGAGTCAGCTCTAAATTCAATTTCAGCTTCTACTCTACTTGGAGAAATAGTCACACCGCTAAAAGTACCTGCGTTTTCTCCGCTAAATGCACCGTTGTTAAATGCTTTCGTAACTTTTGTTAGCTTTCCTAAGTGGTCGATAACTGTTGTTCCTTTAATGTTAGGAAGAACATCCATATAAGACATCATTTCGTCTCCTAAGAATAAAGGGGATATGATGTATTTATTTACGTCATACTGATTAACAGCAGGTAAATTGTTAGTTGATGGAGTTGCCATTTTTTTTCTTTTTTAATTATTAATTATAGTTTACTTAAATAAGTTTTTTCCTAATTCAGCCCATTCATCTTTAGTCACTATTTTATCCGTAGAAACCTTTGGCTCATTCTCGGCTAAAGTAACTGAAGGTGTAGCCTCTAGTTTTGAAATTCGTTGAGCCATAGTCTCAAACTGAGTTTTAAGCTCTTCCTTAGATTCATTTGACTTTTCTTTTTGAACACTTAGTTTCTGAGATAAAGAATCTCTTTCTTCAGTCAATGCGTCTAATCGAGCCTTTAAGTCATCTACATTAACAGCCTCTTCGGTTGCTACTGCTTCTGTCTGTGCGGCAGGCTCTGTTTGTGCCGTTTCTTCTGCTTTACCTACAATTAGGTTTTTGATTTCGGTAAACCAATTTTTCATAGTTTCTTCGTTCATTTTACTCTCTGTTTTTATTTCTTCGTTTCCGAAGGTGGTTAATATATCCTCTGCTGTTTTGTTTTCGAAGCCACTCATATCGTACTTAGCGACAATTTCCATTTTACCTGACACGCTATCTACAAAGCCCATCTCTTTAGCCTCATCAGCACTAAGCCAAGTTTCAGCTTCTAGCATAAAAGAAATCTTTTCTTCATCTAAACCTGTTCGTTTAGAGTACACGTTAAGCATAGTAGACTCTACTTTCTCTAAAGCGTTTACTTGTCTTCGCATCTGAGACTTATTACCGAATACATTACTCATAGGAGAATGAATCATAAATAAGCTATTAGAAGTCATTTCTATGGTGTCTGCTGCTAAAGCTATTACCGTAGCCATAGACGCCGCCAAGCCTTCTATTTTTGCCGTTACCTTCCCTGTGTAGTTCTTTAACGCTGTGTAGATTGCTTGCCCTTCGAAAACATCTCCACCTGTACTATTAATGTGGAGGGTAATATCTTTTCCTTCTAAACCTTTAAGGTCTTGCAAAAAGCTTTTAGCTGTAATCCCGTGAACACCTATCTCATCGTAAATGAAGATGTCTGTAGACTTACCTTTAGCTTTTGCCTCTATCGGATTGATAGCATACCAAGACTTATTTTCGTAGATATTTTCCATAATACAAATATAGTTAATTAATTTTATATAGTGTTGCCATTGATTGACACTTTGTTCTTCATATAATCATACACTACTCTTTGAGTTTGCCTGATAGATATTCCGTACTTTTCTGATAAGTCTATAAATATATTTTTTATAAGCTCAGAATTGTTTTTAGTTAAGGCTTCATCAAAGTCAGCCCTAATTAAATAGTTTCTAACTAAGTTGTTATTAAGTAAGCCCTCATTGTATAGAGAGTTCACTACTTCGGAAGAATCTAATTCGCAAAGATTTGTTATTCTTTTTATAAGTTCCTGTTTCATATTTAAAATCTAGATGAAGATTCAATTACTTTTAATCTATTCTCAGTTTCTCTTAACGCTTCCACAGGCAGAACTACATTTGTGTTTCTACCAACAGCAGCCCCGATAGCGTTGTAGTCTATGAATCCTGAGTTACCGAAGTTTGGAGACGAGAATCCTACACCCCCGCCTGCTTGATTCATTGCGCTTAAAGCTCCTCCAAACATAGCGGTACTCCTTTTGTTTATAACAGCTTCGCCTCCTTCTAGCTCGACCACTCTACCACCAACTCCAAACTTTTCTCCACCTTTTGAGTGAGAGTTTCCGTGAACCATACCACCGTTCGCAAACTTCTGAGATTTTATTGAGTCTACATTAGCAGCATATCTACCTAAAGCTAATGCAGCCATAATTGTGTATTGAGCACCACCCGCAGCACCAAACGTAAATGCGTTCCCAGGATTTGCTGCCGCTTGAACAGCGATATTAGCAAGCTCTTGAGCTAGACTTATTCTAGCTAACTTTAATTCGTTTTCTTTTCTTAGCTTAAAAGACTCTTTTTCTATAGCGTCTTTTCTTTTCTTAGCAACTCTATCGTTTATAAGTCCGTCTTGATTAGCCCTTTCATTGGCTTCGGTTTTCTTGTCTAAGATTCTTTGTTGATTAGCAAGCTCTACCTCCGCAGCTTTCTTTGCAGCATCAGCTATTAAGTTTATACCCTCTATCGCAAACTTGACTTTTTGGTCACGCTTACTTGCTTCAGTTTGTTCATCAAGTTTAGCTAATTGCCCCTCAGCATTTGCTTTTTTAGCTTTAAGTTTTGCTAATGTTTCATCACTCTTTCTTTCTTCAGCATTTATTAACTCATCAAAATAAGCTATGTCTATTTTTAACATATCCCTTCTAAACTCTGCGTTAGTAAGGTTGTTTTCTTTCGCTTCTCTTTTAGCTTCAAATATCTTTGTGTCAGCAACCTCTGTAGCTAATTGAGTTTGCATATCGTCATACTCTTTACTATTAGAGCGCTCTACTTGCAGCCTTTTTTTCTTTATAGATAACTCAGCCTTAGCAATATTATCTTTTATTCTAGCTAACTCAGTCTCATCATCAATATTAT